CAAGCATTTGCATTACCACTTGCGATTGTGTCGTAACGTCTAACGCAGAAGTTGGTTCATCACCAATTAGTAAAACTGGATCTAATGCCAAAGCCATAGCATCTTTACAACTATTGTAGAATGTAATCAGTTGATTATAAGCAATAGTCTTAGTTAAGAATGAATAGCTAATATGTCGAATCACTTCTTTAGTTAAGTTATTCAGAACAGACAATGCTGCATAAGTATCATCATCTTGTCCTTTAACCATATTGTCTTTAATGGATTTAGTTAAGATGTTGTTATACCAATCTAAATAAATCTTAGTACTACTTACTTCACTAATTAACAAACTAGAAGCACCAACGATGGTGTGTTCTAATCTATTGAAATTAGAATTTAAGACTTGTAAACATTGTTTACCAAATAAACTTTTACCATCAGTATCTTTTACGATTGGTTTGAGTACTTCATCAATAGACTTACGATTCCAGTATTGATTAAATAACAATTTATTTACTGCATTAACGGTAATACCCATTTGTTTTTTCATGAGTGTATTGGATTCAGAATCTCTTGTTTCTACCCAATCTGCAATACTGTTATACAAATCACTTAATGCATTACCGCATTCGTCTAATTTTTCATTAAAGCATGGTTCGAAGATATCTCCATTTAAATAGATAACATCCAATAGGTTACTAATGCGGTCACTATTTACCATATAAGCCAAATAGGTAAATGGTGAATTAATGGTTTTAAAATTAGACTCAATAAATTGTTCTAGTGTTACTTTATTGACTTTAGGATTATCGTATTCATTGAATAAGAATGAATAACCCGCTATTTCTGGGTCTTGTCTGGTATACTCAGCTACACAATCGTGTCTTCTCTCTACTGCTTCTAATACGTCTTTATCGTAAATAGCGAGATTAATATCTTCACGAGCTTGTCGTTTCTCTTCTACTAATTGTGTGTAAATTTTATCTAGGATAGAACGAACAGAAGTTAGACGAAGTGATAGGCTTTCACCTTTACCGTATACTTTGCCTAATTTATCATTAATAACCATAATCGCTTGAGGCTCTAAACTATCGCTTTCCATGGCTCTGTTATCACCATAGGTTAATAAACGCATGGCTGTGTTATAGTAATCCTTAGCTAATTTTTCATTAATGGCACATTCATTTGTACAGATTTGTTCTTGAATGGTTTCTTCAGTTTCAGTCAACAAATGATGGGAAGGTGTAGAAGTATATTCACTCTCTCCTTCTAGTGGAATATCGGGTTGAATCTCAACCAATGTAGAACGGTCTTCACGAGAGATACAACCTTTATCTTTAATAAAGGCTAACATATTTTGTAAAGATTCGTTAGAAGATTCTATTTTAGCTACTTCATCTTCAGTATGTTCTACTTCTTTTAATTGTTCTACAGTATTGTTAATTGCTTCTGTAGGAGCATTTAGAATCTCTTCAATAGAAGTATTACTTTGATTAGTAGTAGGTTCAGTATCAGAAGATTGACCTGATGGTTCACTACTTTCTTTGTGTTGTTCAACTGGGGTGGTGGTATCTACATCATCCCAAGAATACTTATTAATAGACATAACAGTTTCCTTTTTATTTCTATGAAAATGGTTTTACACTCATAGGTTTTAGATAGAAAGGTTAATAAAATGAATTTATTTGAAAATACAACCGAAGATGATTTTAAAACAGGTCCTCATTTTATTCCTAAACATAATGGTTTAAGTGAAGAAGAGCAGGCAAAGTTGGAAGAACTTCGTAAAAATTATATCGCTAGAAAATTAGCAGAAGCGAAAAAATAAAATTATTTACTATAATTAGATACTCCTACAAGAGTAGGAGTATCTAATTTATTTAACGTTACTTACTAGAACCAGTAGCAAGGTTATAAGCAATACGTGCTACTTCTTTAACACCTTTACCTGTAGCTTTTGCTGCTTCAACTAAATCAGAACCTAAATCTCTCAATGCTTGTTTGCGATTTTCTTTACGTTCTTCTTTTTTAGCCTGTTTTTCTTGCTCTTTAGCTTCTTTATCAGCATGACGTTGTTCAATCTCTTCATCTGTTTCTTTGTTTAATGCTCTAGAATATTGAGCATTTTCAGCCTGCTCTTGATAAGCATTTTTAGCTTTAGCAAATTCAAAGAGACCTTCTACAGAAACTTCAGAAGAAAATAGTCCAGAACCTATATCTACATTAACTTCAATCTCAGAAGTATCTTCTCCTTCAACTTCTATTTCATCAGAATCGATATAGGAATCGTCGGTGAATAAATCTAAGGGTATTTCACTGACATTATTCTCTAAAGATAGAACAGGTGTTTCTAAATCATCGTCGAAAATACTCATGTAGATACCCTCATCATTCTTGGTTTAAACGATTAAAGATATTAACGATACCTGTTTTATTTTGTTTGAAAAATTCCAAAGTATCTGCTGGGAAATAGCTTTCCGCATCAAACAGTACTGACAATAGAGAAGAACCATCATTGTTAATAGAGATAGGTCTATATTTAACATTGTACATCATGATAAATAATTTCTTAGTCAAATCTACGCAATAACGGATATCTGTTAAAACGTTTTCATTAATTAAAGAAATTGTTTCAGAAACTGGTTTATAGGCATATTGTAGATATGTATTTTCAGCAGTATCGTTGCCATCTACTGTATTAATATATTTTACAGATAGTGCCAAAGCCACAGCGAACGCTACGCCTTGTAATCTATTCTCTTGTTGAAAGTTAGAATCAGCAAGAGCACGAATATCTGAATATAAAGACATAATTAATTCCTTTTTATTTTAAATTTCTTAAATCATAAGCTGCAACAAATAAATTGTTATAACTTAACTTTTCTAATTCTTTATAGAATTCTGTTTGAGACAATAGTCTACGTTTACTAGGTATAATCATATCTGCAAACGAACCAATTAAAGATTTATATTCTTTATAGTTAGTTAAAACTTTATCAATGCGACTAATATCATCGCGGATACGTTTACCTATCGCCTTATCAATATTTTTATCCTTAAGCATGGCGACCATATCATTACGCATACGACCAAAACGATTGACTTCCGTGTCGTAGGTACCATCACCTGCATTAGATGTTGATTTAAAGATTTCAATGGTAATGATTAACCCAATAATACCAGGAAGAATCATTGCCATGCCAACGACAGTAAAAGCACTCATCATAAGCAAAACCATACCAGTGATGATTTCATTAATAACAAAACCAGTCATTGTCATTGTAGACCTAACACCATATAACTGTAGGATTTTATTTAAACCAGATGATAGGTCGCCGCCTGCGCCACATCGTACTGCAAATTTGTCAGCTAAATGTTCTGCATTAATTTCTTCATACTCTCGTTGAGACATAAGTGTTTTTGTATCTTGAACATGGTTGGATACAATAGCTGTAACAATAATTTCTTTTCGTTTACCAGATAGTTCTTTTGTATCTACTTTAGTAAGTGTGGTTTCATTACTATTCCATTGTTTTAAGATGATTTCTATCTTATCAGCATCTTCTGTTTTTGCAATTCGATTTAAAGTCCCTAACATAGGTAGATTAATAGAATAAGTATGTGCAACCAATGCAAAGTAAGAGAACATATGTCCAACTTCATGTAGGATAACTGCTGAAATTTCAGCAGGTGTCATTAACGCATTACTTTCGTAATAACCTGGCCACATCATGTCTGGACCAATAAATAAATCAACAACAACATTCTTAAAGTCACCGCCGATTTTAAAATTCTTAATGTCTACAGAACCCCTAATGCTTCCTTGTTGTCTCTTTAATTCTTCATTATCGAAAAATATTCTTTGATCAAAATCAATTAAAGTATGGTTTTTATTTAAATCAGGTGGCATCATTGCAAAACACCTGTGTTCTGCAGAAATATTTACACTAATACCTGTATGCTTAGCAATCACATCTGTAATTCTTTTTTGTGCTTCTTTATTACGATAAAAAGTACGAGGTGTTTCTGTATCAATAATTATCTTTATTGCTTTTGTCAATTCTTCATGAAAACCTGATTTTATCATTGACCAGTTGTTTTCATTGACCATCATCTCGTTAGATAACTCTAACGACCCATCAAATAAACTCATTTTAACTATCCTTTTAGTATAACGTTATACGGTGTTCTCATATTATCTTTCGTTTTATTTGGCTAATATATATTTTTGCATTTAAAAAAATATGAATAGACTTGACTTTTAAAGGAAAAGAAAATGGCTGAAATAGTCGGTACTCAATGTCGTAATGTTATTTACCTAGCAAATCAAGCTGCTAAGAATGCAGTCTTAAGTGAAAAGATTGGCAATAGAGAAACAGACGTACATTTAGTTAAGATTACGGATTATCTTGACGATGGTACAGTAGATAGAAAAATTAAACTAATTAAAGACTTTAAAAAGACTTTTTGGGTATGTACACCTAAGAATAGAAACCATAAACAAAAGAAAGAACGTTTTCCTATTTCAGAGTGTGAAGAGATTCGTGTACCTAGAAAAGAGATGTTAACTGCAGCAATGAATTCTTTAGGTATTAAGAACTTTGGTCAACGTATCTCTCCTTCTGATATTCTAAGAGGCCCTTATGTTTACGGTACTGATTTAAGTTCATCTGCTGAACTAAAGTATAAGTATAATCATGGTGAGTTAGCCAGTAAGACTGAAAAATTAGCTGACGTTGCAGCATTTGACGTGGAAACCAATATCCGTAATAAAGATAAATACGAGCATATTGAAATGGCTACATTGTCCATGAAAGATACTGTGGTTACTGTCGTAGATATTAACTTTATTCGTGGTAAATTTCCTAATATCTCTAAAGAAAAAGCATTAGAGACTTTATATAAGTACGATGAGATTTACTTAGGAGAAGTGAATAAAGAAAGAAATATTAAACAAGAGTTTTATGTAGTCGATTCTGAAATTGAAGTTGTTAAGAAAATCTTTGAAAGAGCGCATGAGTTAAAGCCTGATTTCATTAGTGCTTGGAACATGGATTACGATGTACGCAGAACTATTGAAGCTTGTGAGAGAGCTGATGTAAAAGTATCTGATATATTATCTGACCCATCTGTACCTCCTGCATTCAGATTCTTCGATTATAATCCTGGTAAAGAATCTGCATTAAGTAAAAAAGGCGTATGGAAAAACTTAGCTAACTTTGAGAAGTGGCCACAAGTCAATGTACCTGCTAGTTTTACATTTATTGATAGCATGTGTTATTACTATAACTCTCGTAAACATAAAGGTAAATTACCTAAGTATTCATTAGACTATATTTTGTCTATTGAATTTCCTGATGAAATTAAACCTGGTATGTCTGAAAAAGAAATTGCTAGAGCTAATCGAAACAGTAAGATTCGTAAATTAAGGTTTGACGAAAGTAGTCACTTGATTGGTACTGTGGATTGGCATATCTTCATGCAAAGTAATTATCCATTTGAATATGTCATCTATAATAAGTTTGACTGTATTGCATTAGAATATTTAGATGAACAAACCATGGATATTTCACACAGTGTCGTATCAGCATGTGAATCTAGTGATTATAAAGACTTTGATTCAGAACCTAAACGATTAGCAGATGATATGCACTGGTTTAATCTAGAAAGAGGTTATGCTTACGGTACAGGTGGTGCAAATAATGAAATACCATTAGACAGTGAGTTGATTGGGCGTGATGATTGGATCATTACATTACGTGCTGATTTATTAATTGCTGAAGGTAATAATTTATTTGAAGATGCTCGTGGTTTAAAAACATTAGTATTTAGAGACAATGCTGACATTGACGTAACATCTAGTTATCCAAATGGCAATAGTGCTTTAAATACTTCTCGTGAAACCATGACTAAAGAGTTAATCAGTATTGACCATGTAGATGAAAGATGGAGAAGACAAAGTGGTATTAACATGAGTGGTGGATTTGTTAATGCTGTAGAAATATCTTGTCAGTTGTTTAATGCACCTACTATGGTAAATATGTTAGAAGAATACAGAAGACAAAAAAATAACTAAAAAAATAGACTAGGGGATGTTCTCCCTAGTCTATTTACTCTCCTTATGTTAACCCATAATAGGTTTGAACATATGGAGGTTTTGTTTGATGTACTCTAAACGCTCATCTGCATCTGCTTTAATCTCAGCAGTGTCTTTGCAGACTTTCAAAGCTACTGGGTACATTGTTGCTAGTACGTTAGCAATATCGTCTGTAGTACCTACACCTAAACGAACGACATCAAAGCAGTAAGCGTCGATTTCGGCTTCGTATTGCACTTGTTCGAGCTTTTCCAGTAGTTTTTGTTTTTCTGGTGTAGCAAAATACAACCCACCTAGTTCTGTATTAACTTCACGAATGGTGCGTCCATCCAGATTGAAGTTACGGAATTGAATCACATGGAGCAATTCATGTGGGAGAATGTTTTTATCTACATCCAACATTGCTTTAAATTGATGACGCAATTGTTTTGAAAACACGCTACATACAGCAAAGAATGCTTTGAGTGTAGGATTTAAATGCTTAATAATTACCTTGTCTTTGTCTGCAAGGTATGCACCTTGGATATGATAGTTTCTCATCAATTGATGTTCAGAATCTGAATTGAAGATGGAAGTATGTTTACCGCCATATCTCTTTTGAAACCATTTTTGTCGGTCTACTTCTACGTCAATGTTTTTGAACATGGATTCAGTATATTGAAAATTGAATTTGATAGCCATAGTAATACTCCTTAAATTTGTTAAAAGAATTAAAGTGGAAAGTTTCCTCTCTTTCCATTTTAATAGTATATATCTGAAATAAAATAAAATATATTAGACTAAAAAAATAGACTAGGATAATAATATCCTAGTCTATTAGTGTTTATTCTTTAGTCATTCAAACCATCCAACATTCTGTTAAGCTTAAGCATATTTTCATTGATGAATTTCAAACGAGATTTATCAGCAATCATTTTATCACCTTGCTCTTTCAATTCATTGTGGCGTTTTTCAGCTGCACGATATACACTACCATCGTCAGTATAAGCGTACCAGAAATCAAAACCATCGTACATTTTAACGTATTCTTTTTCTACGTCAGTTAATACGAAATTTTCTAAAGTATAATTACTCATTTTAGTTTCCTTTATAAAAAGATTAAGAGACAATTCTCAATTTAATAGTATAGATTTAAAAATAAACATAATGCTATTACTACTAGACTACCTATTGGGTAGTCTAGTAGTATAGTCTTTTTATCGAAGTGCTTTTTGTAATTTATCTACTAATACAGAAACTGTATCTTTAATTCTTTGGTTAGAGCAATTGTTGATTTTCAAAATCTGGTTAATTTGTTTTGCACAAACACCAATCATTTTGCCCATTGCCATGTAATCGACATATGTATTACTACGTGCAATATAGATATCTGTAAACTCAATACCTTTTTCATGGTCTTCGTAAATATCTACCACTGAATTAAAATGCTTAAATGAAGTACGAATAGGAATAGGTGTCATTGCCAGACTATGGTAAACATAAATACGGATTTGTTTATCATAAGGCATTTTGTTTCCACGGTAAGATTTACCGGTTACAAAAAGTTCACCATTTTCACTAATTTGGTATAGCATATCAATTGTAGGAGAGATACGTTTATCAATATTGCGAAAAACTGGAATTTCTTTTTTAGGTTGTTTCACTTTAAATTTCCCTATAGTTTTTTGAGTAAGTAACATTTGTCGATTCCCTTGGTTAGAAGTAAGTTATGTTAAAATGTTGTCATAACTTATATCTTTCACAGGGTGCATTTTGCCTTTAAAGATACGGGTTCTTTTGGCTATATCATAATTACGGTGGGATGGAATATTATCACAGACTAAATAAACGAAACTATGCTCTACATCTTCTGGTAGTTTACGTAAACGACCGGCAATCTGTAGATTAGTTTGTGTAGAGTTAATAGCATTAGTCATGATAACGGTGGCTAGTTCCGGAATATCGTGTCCAGTGCCAGCACCCAATACTGTAGATACGCAAATATCACTGGTATATAAGTTATCTACTGTATCATCTTCAACGTAACTGGTTACTTTCTTATTAGGGTATAATTCAGCTAGATACTTAGATAAGTCTTTTGCCATCTTAATCGTACCTACTGTAATCAGTAATTTAAAATTTGGATTAATTTCGTATTTAGGAAAATGAATGTCTTCAATAATTGAAACAATCATGTTATAATATTGCTTCAATAATGTTTTCTTTTTCATGAGTGATTTCTCAAAAGCAGTTTGAGAATATCCTCTAAAACCTTCGGTACGAATACCATTTAAACTACCTAGTTTATACTTAAATGCTAATGGTTGAATATAAGATACATGTACTTTTTGTACATAACGTCTTTCTATTGGAAATAGTAGTTTTGACATTCTGTCTACAAATTTATCATCTGCCACTGGTGTGGCTGATAAACCAAATACTCTTTTAGCACCTAAATAAGAAACAAACTTACAGTTTAAGTGATGGTCAAAGTGAGCCTCGTCAATTACTAAATCATTTACACCTAATAGTTTTGGAAATTCCTGTGGTGTACAGTTAAACCCTAAGTCTTTAAATTCTTCTAAACTATATTCCTCGTAATATTTAATAAAATTCATTAGAGTCTTAGAAGAAATCAAAATAGCTTTATAAGGGTTTCTATTTTCAGCCAAACAGATATTGATAAATGATTTCAATTCATCTGAACCTTGAATACGGATTAAATCTTTCTTTAAATCAATATTATAAGTTTTATAAAAGTCTTTAATCCAACCACTGTCTTGATTTTTACCTAAGTATTGTGGTCTCATGATACCGACAAATCTTTCTTTCATCTTTTCAATAACAAACATTGAGATAAGACTTTTACCTTGTCCTGTTTGCAGGTGTCCTAATACACAACCTGAATCAAAACCTAACAAAAAATCAATCACGTCTTGCTGTTCGCCACGTGGAGACCATCCTTCTTTAATAGTAGGATAGTAATCATCCACAATATTGTCAATATCTTTATACTCCAATTGAAAATCTATTCCTTCTTTATACCGGAACATTTTCAAGTGACCAATTAAATCATTTAACATAGTACGCATGATTCTTACTTCACGTCTATCATTAGTAAAAAATACATACCCAGCCATGGGCACACGCACTTTCTTTCTTTGTCTTTTATCGTAATATTCGCTCCAGCGCAAGTAGTTTCTTGCAAATGCGCGAACTTGGTTATTGTCATCCTGATTACGAGGATATATAATAACCTGTAATGGATAGACTTCAATCTTCATTGCTGCCATGTGTTATTCTCCATAAGGGTGTATAACCACCACCCCTATGGAGGAAGGGGTGGTGTTATCTTAACGTTTATTTATTAAATCACTATAGGTATATTCAGGTTGCTCTAATAGATTAAAGTATTCTAAGTTCATTTGTTCTGGAACAAAGAATTCATCCATGGGACAATCTGACCTATTGGTATAGATATAGGAATTAGGACTTGCCAGTGTTCTACCTTGTTTTTCATAAGAAAGAGCACCAGATAAGCTACGACCCCAAATCAATTGGTCCATCGTACCCACGCCGTGACCTGTGTGTGGCTTAGGTAGTGAGAAGTCTTTATTCACAATATCCGTACCTAACATAGTATATGCTAATACCTGAAGAATTGATAGATTGATTCCTAACTTACTATTTACTGCATCTGATAACTCCATTAAGAACATCTCTGGTGTTACTGATACAGCACGTTGTTTGATTTCCTTAACTGAAGACTTAATCATCTTTTCCAATCCTTTTGCATATTTATACATATCGGATTGTTTCGGAGTAATTTCAACAATAGGTCGATTGGTATCAAAATCAATCATCTCAATTTCTACCATACCATCATCTGTAATTGTCCAACCATTGTCTTTCATGTACTTCAGTGTTTCCATAGACAGATAACCTACATCTGTAATAGGAACAACATCGACAATTTCTTCAGTTACAGAACCATCTTTAGCAGTAAATAGAAGTTTAATACGATTGATGTGTGAAGTACGTCTTGCTGACAATACACCTACATCACGTACATTGCTGATATCTGAAATACCATCAATAGCTTCTTCGGAAATGACCAACTTAATAGAAGTAAAGTTCTTCTTGATATCGTCTTTCAGACCAGTAGCTAAACCGTCTTTCATTAACTTCATGAATTTCTGTACATGGTCAGTCAATTCAATCAAAGCACCAATAGCTGATGAAGTATGGTGTTTTGTAGACAATACCAACTGCGTGATAATTTGTGTAAACGAAATAATGGCAAAGTGTCCTACATTACGATATTTTGGTACACTGCGGGACGCTTGACCAAAACAAGTAGAACATACACCTTGTGGGTCAGAATGCTGACAACCAAAGATGGTTCTTACTTTAATTCGTTTACCAATTAAATGGTGGTCTGTTTTCTTAATAGGTTTTAAGATAGGTTCTAATTTATCGTTTACTTCTACTTCTTCAGCAACATAATACATACCTTCTAGGAATTCCAAATCTGAAATCACATAGCCATCTCGATTGTCTCGTACCTGGAATTCAAAATAATATTCAGAACCACAGTCACCAAAGTGTAGATTTCTCAACTCCATGCCAATGAATTGTACACGTCGAGAAAAATACTCTGTAAACTTCAATGGAGCAGATTGGTTATTCAGAGACATTGCTGCTGTACGTGATTCAATTAATCTATCGTACATTCTGTGGAAGCCGTCCATATAACCATCCTGAATAGGTTCGTTAAAGATATCAGAGTTAATATCTGTCACAGAACCACGAGGGCCAAAACATTGCATCAATTGTGGAATCTTAATCACACTTGAACGCATCATGATGGAAATGTTGTTGTACTTGTGTTTTTCTGAAGTCATTACCTTTTGTTTGCGCTTATAAATACTGGCAATGTAATGTGGATCTTTTACCGTATTTGCGTTAACTGGATAATCCTTCTTAATCTTAATAATCTCAGGGTCAAATTCGATATCTAAGATGTCTTCGATGTTCATCGACATATGGTATTTTGCACGATGAATTTGTACATCATTAAAGATATCGTTAAATGCCCTCATGTATTCTTCCCATACTTCAGATTGCAAAGCCCATGCTTGTTCATTGGTATCCATTGGATAGATATCAAATACACTGTTTACAATCTTAGAAAGAAATAAACGAAACGACGTAGGTGTAAAAGAGAGTTCGTCTTTCATGTAAGATGAAATAAAATGCTCTTTAGTGATTGGGACATTGGGAAACTTTTTAATGATTTCCCATCCGTATCGTGAGATTGCAACTTGTGTCCCTGTTGTATCGATTACTTCGCCGTCGTCAAACTGTAGTTTAAACTTACCGACAAAGTTCTCCAATACATCGATAGGACTTGCATCTAGTATTTTCCTTGCAGCTAATTGCATGTTGTTTTCCTTTATAAAACAATAGGTCCAACATATTAATAGTATATATCAGACCTATTATTCATTTTTTAGTCATTGTCGTTGTCGTTGTTTTCCTCATCATTAGAACCAGATTCATCTTGCTCATCTGGATTGTCTGATGATTCATCCAAGTCTACTTCTTTATCATCGTCATCGTTTTGTTGATTGTTCTGATTTCTACCAGTCTTAACTTTAGGCTGTTCATCTTCACTCTCATCAATTTCCATACAGATTGCACCTGTAATAGGATCGATTTTAGACAATACTTGTTGACTTGGGTCAAATTCAGCATACACCATCTTCGTACCATTTGTTTGGATAAAATGTCGAAGAATTTGTAATGGTCTATTTGCACCAATATTAATCTCATTAGGATTAATTACATCGTCGATGTCTGTTGGTCTGTCTGTCGTATAAATCGTTGTTAAGATTTTATCAACAGTTTCTGGGTTATTAGAACGGTCATGTAGGACTGCTGCTAAACCAGAAGGACCACTACCTACTAACAAACGACCTTCAGACTCACCTGGGAATTTAGTAGCCTGTTTACGGATTTGTTGAGTAGTCTTATCTTTAGAGGTTAATGGGACAATAATACCATTAGGTTGTGTTGCTGCTGTGGATACTGCTGCGGCATCATCACCAATCTTTTCAAGACAGATATAGTATTGTGGACCAATACGCTGTGGTGTTGCAGTATCTTCAAAACATTGTTTATAAGGATTCCAGAATCTTAAGCAGTTTGGATCTGATAAGAAACCTTCTTCTTTTAATGCTTTAAATACATGTAACATACGACGATTATTACCATGAGGCATCCAGATAATTGGTGTCTCGTGAATCATGTGGTACAAATCTACTGTCTTTTCTTGGAAGGACATTAATTTATAGAAATCGTAATGTTTGTTTGAACAGATTTCGTAAAATCTTTCCAGACGTGCAAAGATAGGTTCAAGTACATCACGTGGTAATCGAATCACTTTATCACGTAGATTAGGTGTAGACTCATTTAGATTAACTGTATTACATACCCATTGTTTCAATTCCAACATGGCAGCTTTTAAGCTAACCTCGTAAGTTTGACCTTGGTTCATTCGGTTAAATGTAGAGTTTACACCAATACAAATATCTGCACGAATACCTGTAATAGGATCGTAAGGCATTTGAGAGGGTTCTACTGTTACCACATCGGCGATTACACCTTTGTTACCATGTAAGCCTGTGATTTTAAAACCTGGACCTACTTCTTTAGTATACTCGGTTGTTACGATAATAGTGATATCATCTAACTTACGATTGAAGTTTGAAACTTTCTGGATAGGTACATTACGAGTACGTTCATCACTTGTTGGTTCATTGGTAATAGCCATACAGTGTTTAATCAATTGATCAAAGTCATCTGTAAACTCTGCATTACCATTGGTCTTAGCCATGATTTTACGATATTCATTAACAATACGTTCGCAAAAATCACGATAAGCATTTGCATACTTATCCAATTGTTCCATGACTTTAGGTGCTACTGCTGTATTGGTTTTAGGTTGTTTGTATACAATGATATCAATTACACGAGCTTCTTGACCATTACCATCTAATGGTACATCTGTTACTGAATCAAAAATCCGTGTAGATTTCTTCGTAAACATGATAGGTAAAAGGTCAGGACGATATTCACGTTTTGCCATGACAATACCAGAATAGGCTTGACCTGTAGGAATACAGTATTCACCGATATCTGGCATGACTTTATAGTTGTCATCATCACCGTACAAATTCAATGGGAATTCTTTTTCACCTAATTCAAATACACGTGTGGTAAATGTTTTAGTTTTAAGTAATGGTGCGACATCTTTGGCAATCAGAATCGAGTCTTCAATCGTACCTTCTAAAGAAGAATACAAAGTATTTAAATCAATACCTGGTGAATACAAACCATGTTTATCTTTTGCAGGTGTATCGTATAATACTGTTCCTTTTGGAATACTGTTACCGACACGGATATTTTGTGCTTCTTCGGTTGGTTTATATTCAAAACCAAACTTAGGATGTGATGAACTAAAACGATTAATGTCAATAATACCAAATAATGGACGAGAACCTTCATCGAATGTTTGGTAGATAACAATCTGTTGTGGATTCAATTGAATGCCGTTATGTTGGGACGGAATATAACGGTTTACAATCGAAAATACTACCATGTTATGGGGTGTGGTAATGGAATTAGAGAATCTGCCGTACTCTATATCCGCACCAGTTTGAATCATATTCGGCTTACACCCACTAATCACATAGTGTTGTGAAATGGCATTTGCCTGCATTTGACCACGTGATGAAGACGTGTATTCACTAAACGGATTAAAGGCAGTCGCACCAATTAACCGTATATCGTTTTCGTTATAGACTGTTTCAATTTGTTCAGTCATTTTGGTTTCCTTTTATAAGTGCTTCACTATACTAAAAGATAGAATAATACTATTCTATTTCTTCCAATTTAATAATATATACCTGAAAGGTTTTACAAATGGCATCATCATTACTTGATTCTACATTCGATGATGGCGATTACGTATCTGAAAGTTTTAAAACAGTATTAGAGGACCACTTATCTATCTTAAGTGACCCTAAAAATATTGAGGAATTTAAAACAATCTCTCCTATTGACGCAAATCGCTTTGAATACGATTTCTATGGTTTGTTAAGAAACTTAGCTGTACCAGTGCAACACCATTGGATTACAATGAGAATTAATGGTTATTCTTCACCTAGTGAATATAAAAAAGATAAGCTAACAATTAAGATTCCTCGTTCTGAATTAATTAATAGTTTACTTTCTTACCATAATCAAATTGTAAAACGGACAGCTAGTTAAGTAGAACTACTCCTAGATAATATCATGTTAAAAAAATATATAGTAATCTAGATACACTACCATTTGGTAGTGTATCTAGTTATTACTATTTATCGTTTACGAGTACTAAACAATGAAGCAGAACCATTACGAGCGAAGAAGTTATTGTTACCACCATTATAACCACCGTAACCGAAACCCGCATTTCTTGGTACATTCACTGAATGTGACTGGCCAGGAACATAACCATTAACTGCTGCAGGAGGTGTAAACATACGATGATGATTGTTAATCTGATTCTGACGATGTGCTAAGAAACCGCTGTATTGACCATTGTTTGGTTGATACTGTTGTACGGTATCTTGACGACGTAAGAATTGATTACCGCCTGCTTGTTGTACTGGTTGAGCTTGTTGGTATACAGGTTGTACGTATTGTACTGGCTCTTGACGTGCCAAGAACTGATTACCTGCTTGCACTGGTTGTGCTACTGATTGTGCTTGTGGGTATTGTGCTGTTTGAACAGGCTGTGCTACTGGTGCTGCTTGAGTAGTTTGTACATTAGCTGGGTGTCCAGCTACCTGTTCTGTTACCGCACCATATTTACTACGAGAAGGAGCTTCTTGTTTTGCTTCTTCTTGAGTAATAGCAGCTACACCTTCATTACCATCTTGCAAAGGAATCAACAAATACTCTTTACGCCAATCACGTACTGTAAAGGTACCTGTTTCTGATTCTTTTACCAACTCTTCCAACCAATCGATATCGATATGGGTGGTTTCATGACATTCTTTCGATACTTCTTTAGCATGAACCATACCTTTACCAGTATAGAACATATCAGAAATAGCATTCAGTCGTTTAGGTAATGTCAACAATGAACGAACAAATGATTCGCAATATGGTGCATCAGTAGCGTCAGATGAGCTATAGAACTCATGGTTCTTTTCATCGATGTTACCGAAGAATGCACGACAAAGGTTTTCGTATGTTTTCAAATCACCTTTACGAAC